CCTAACTTCAATTATAGCTAAAAGTACTATAATTATTGCGAATGGTAAAAGTATCATTTTAATTGTTTTATAATATATACAAGATGCCCACCGATGTAAGCTACTGCAAACAAAGGTAAGCAAATTGCAAAGAAGTATAATATTTTTATTACTTTAAAGATACGGCTACTGAGGTTGTGCTACTTTTAGCAGGGGGGTAAACTTTTGTAACCTCGCCAGTAACTCCGTTTATAATATCAAGTCCTTGATGCGGTACTTTTTTAAGGAACTCTTCCATATCCTTTTTGGCTTTAGCTGCGCTATTGTACTCGTTCAATATCTCATCGTATGCAGGACTTTCGCATTTGCTAAAGTCATACTTAACACCAACCTCACGAATGTTGAACTTAGCGCTCATATATTCAAAGTCCTTGCCATTAAGTACGGCTGCTTGTAATACCGCATCTTTGTAGTCCTTGTTTGCCTTTAGGGTTTCAAGCATATCCTCTAAGGCTTTAACTTGTAGATGTGTTTTTAACGGGTCAAGTTCCCCTGCGTTTAAGCGTTCAATTAATTGGTGCGTAAACTCCACCCGTTGCTCTTTTGTTGTTTCAAAGATTTGTTGTAATTTCATAGGTTATTTGTTTTGGTTAAGTAAGTTTAGATGTTTCAGCAGCACACCACTCAAGTAATACTGAAACTATTTTAAGTTTTTCTTCTTGTGGTAAAAACCTAAAAGAATCTTTTATATTTATTATGTCTGTAATTTCACCATCAACAGTAGCAAAAATGCTAGTATCTGGAAAAAATTCTTGTTGATTAATCAATTCTTGATTAAAACTTTTTGTTGTTTCGTTCATAGGTTATTTGTTTTGGTTTGTTGCTATTTTATAAAAAATATCAAATTCAGCTTCCATTCCACTTTTAAAGTCTTTTATTCTTTGTTCTTTTTCTTTATCTAAAAAATAAGTACCATCAATTCTTATAGGATAAATTTGTTCATCAAATTGTTTTTGTAAATTTTCTAATAATTCTTGCATTGCGGTCTTCATATTGTTTCTGGTTTGTAGTTATCAATATCAAAGAAGCCTATTTCTGATTTGTCTTCTGGTCTTCTTAATCTACGCTTAGAAGGTTCATAACCCTTCTCGTTGCAGTAAGTAAGTATCTCTAAGTAAGTTGCATCAATGTTATTCATCATAATGCTAATCGGCTCACTTGCGTAATATTTGTCTATGTATTCTTTTGCGCTTTGTGTCATTGTGTTTAATTAAATAGTCAGTTAATGCTGCCATTACAAAACCTGTTGCAATTAGCAGAAGGCAAATAGTGTAAATCATTTTGAGTAGATGTCTTGTAATTGACCAATAAGGTAACAAGCTACTAAAAATACGGCTAATAATTGTGCGGTTTCTTTTTTCATTGTGTTTGTATTTGTGGTTAATTGATATATCAAATCTACAGCCTTTTAACATTCAACAATCAAATGGGTAAACTTTTTTTTTAAAATTGTGATGAGCGGTAAATATCAAGGATAAGCGGTAAATTATAGGAAGGCATACCTACCCGTGCCACGTTTAAGGCTAAAGTTCTGCCAAGCCAAAGCCAAAGCCATTACGGCGTCATCGTGAAAGCCTGAAGGTGCTGAGTACTTAACCCCCGTTGCCGTGTATTGATACTCAAATACTTCTAACTCCTGGCTAATTATCCCTTCAGGGTAGCCTATTTTCCCTTGATGTATAGCAGCCTGTAAGCCTTCCATTAACTGCTGCTTACTTGAACTTGTAAACTTTAAGCCTTGTATCATTACCCCTTCTCTTTGTAGGTCTTCGAGTATCGGGTCTCCAACCCCCGTAGAATCGACAAGGATAGGGCATTTAGGCAGCCTAAGGATAGTTTGCTTGGTATTATGCCAATCCATTTGGAAGCGGTCAAAATAAGCCACATTCCCGTCTTCGTCTAATCCTACGATAACTGTCCAATCGACCGACTTGGCTAAGTCAATTCCATAAGCGACTACGGGCATTGTTGTTACTGGGTGTAAGCATTTGCGAATGTGTTGGCTACCAAATGGGTTTGCTGCGTTTTCAGCAGGGTTTGCCATATACTCTTGCTCAAACACAACCTCAGGAAGCTGCTTCCTTGCATCGTCTATCTCGTTCGGGTCTATGTAAGGGTTATCGTATGTAGTAAACTTAAAGCTTTGCCAATCGGGTTCAGCTTTGCTAAACAAACTAAAGAAGTAGTTTTTACCTTTAGGGGTGCTTAAGAATATAGCCTTACCCTTATAGTCAGTTAAGGTAGGTCTTATTGAGTTAAGCCACCCGTCTTCTAAGTTAGGTATAAACGAAGCCTCGTCTACTATTACCAGGTTAAACTTTCGCCCTCTTAAGTTATCCAAGCGTTCCCCCGTAAAGAACTCAACCTTGCCACCATTCGGGAAGCTGATATTTAAGTCCGATTTGTTATTAGGGAACGGAAGGCTATTGCAAAGCTTCTCAAAGAATACCTTTGCTAATTTATAGGTAGGGGTTATGTAAGCAACCTGACCGCCTTTTATTGCGGTTGTAATACATTTAATCTGGCTTAACTCCGATTTCCCGAACCTTCGCCCACACATAACAACAATGTACCTGGCTTCGCAGTCAAGTATTTTCTTTTGGTTTATATGTCCGTTCGGTAATTCTATCCGCATTAAAGAATTGTCTTGCCGTCTACAAATACTATCTCTATTTTGTTATCGCTTTGAATATCTACTAATTCTTTTGGCTTACCATAAACACGGGTAAGCAAAGTTTCTAAACTATAAAGGCTTCCCTTCTCTAAGCTTTTACGCATAGCTGCTGCAATCGTCTTTTCAAGTATCGTTGCCTTTGGGTTGTCCCATACTGTTTTAAGTTCCTCTAAGTCCATTGACATCATAGCCTGTATGGTATCGTTTATCTCAGCAAGTTTATATCCTTGCTCTTTAAGTAGGCTTACATACTTTCGAGGTCTGCCATTTGGGTTCAATGTTTCCCCCTTCTGCATTTTGTATGGCTCTATATTTTGTGGATTAGGCATCGCTGTAATTTCGCTGTTTTTAAATTGGTTCTCCGTTCTTTTTAATAACTAATGTTGGGTCAAGTTTACGCATCCTGTCTACAATTACTTGGCAATATTTAGGGTCAAGTTCCATTAAAAATGTCTTTATTCCTTTTTGTTCTCCTGTTACCATTGTAACTCCTGAACCGCCAAAAAAGTCAGCAACACTATTTATATTGTCTTTTGTTTTGTCAATGCACCATTCAACTAATGAAACAGGCTTTTGGGTAGGGTGTACTCTATTTGTTTTTTCAGATGCTTGTGTAAACTGTCTAACTACACTTCTAATATTTGTCCAAGCTAATTCACAATCAGTTTGGTCGCTGCCTCCGTTATTCTTATCCCATACAAGCCAACATTCGCTATCTGGTAAACAAGACGAATAATAGTTTGCACCCCACCATATATGATGCGACTTTGGATATAAAGAATAAATTAGGTTAAAGCTATCTCTTGCAATATCTGTATTATCGTCTCCTAATATATCAGTCCCGTATCTTTCTTTTAATACACCGCTTTTGCTAACTGCATTCATTCCATATGGAGGGTCTGTATGTATTAAATCAGGCTCATTGTTATTCATTAAAATATTTATATGGTCTGGGTCAATACTGCTGCCACAAAGCAATCGGTGTTCCCCTATCTCAAATAAATCTCCTAATACTATATCCGTTTCAATCCCTCCGTCTGGAACTGCAAAATCGTCTTCCTCTGCTTCTATAACTTCTGCATCAAAGCCGGGTATGTCTAAACCCCAATCTTGTAGCTGCTCTGCGTCCCAGTTGTTAGCAAGGTCGTCCCAATCCCATTCGCCATAACCTACATTGTCTTTAACTATAAATTCCTTTTGTTGCTGCTCGGTTAATTCACTTGCCTTAATGATTGGTATCTCTTTAAGTCCTGCTTCTTTACAAGCCTTTAATCTCATATTGCCACCAAGTACAACCATATCGTCATTAACAACAATAGGTCTAAGGTTAAGCATTTGCGGGAACTCGTTAATTGACTTTACAAGCTTTGCAAACTTATCGTCTTTAATTATTCTGGGGTTGTTAGGGTTTGCTTTTACTGTGTTGATTGGTACGTTTTGTATCATAGTATGCCGTTTATTATATCGTTGGCTTCGTCTAAAGCATCTTCTTGGTCGAGGTATGTATCTACGTCTGCTATATGTTTGTTAATTAGGGTTTCTGCCATAGCATAGGTATAATGTCCTATCGTGGTCATATCGTCTCCGTCTTTGCCAGTTTTACATACTGCAAGGAAGTATACTTTGTGTGTAATAAGTAACCATATAGCTCTTAACTTTCTCATCTTCCTTGACCTCTATAAGCTTTTTCTCTTGGCGTATGCTTGTTAAATGACTTCTTTGCAGAGCCTCTCTTCCTTTTCCCGAATGAAATTTTGTTCTTATTCTCGTTACCTTTTGCCATTTGGTATATTCTTTAAATGTATTTCAAATATTTCTTCTTTAGTCCATCTATTCTTAAAGTCATAATCGTAATGGCACTCTCTACACATAGCACATAAATTAGTTATATGGTCTTGCAGTTGTTTTCTTTTACTGCCGAATTTTGACCTTGCAACTATGTGTGCTATATCTACTGCCACTTTGCCACACACTTCGCAAAAAATGGTATCTGACGAATCAAAGCCCATTCCTTGCAAATAATTAAGTGTGTGTTTCTGCATAGCTTCCCATTAAATTTCTTCGTGATTATTAATTAATTGATTAAAAAATTTAACTATGCAAATTATTTTCCGTCTATTTCTTTTAGTTTATTAATTGCCCATTCAATCCCACTCGTACCGCCCCACGCATCAAACATTAAACCGCCACAACCTTCGCTATAAGGCACATCTTTATTTTGTTGGTGTCTTTTAAAGGAAGCCATACGAGCAATCGTATCTCTACTAATCGGTTCACGATTTGCCAACTGTCTTGCCCTTGCCTTGCCAGTTGCTTCTCCGCACGAACCCCAACCATTTTTCTCAGCCCATTCTATTGCCCTCTTTGCATTGTTAGTTGCTGACTCCGGATAGTCGGTGTAACTTTCAGCAAATTTACCACCTGCAAGGATAGCTTTCCAAACCTTCATAGCTTTTTCCTCGGTATCGTACACGCAACCGCCTTGTCCTATCTTAAATTTTCCGTTAGTGCATTTTATTACTGGCATAGTTTACTATAAATATACTTTCGGTCTAAATTTATCTCGTCAAAGTTATACTTCTTTTTGCAGAACTCAAATAACTTCTGTCCGCTTTCCTTTCGCATATCCGCATCACTTACTAAATCTCTTATATGCTTATACCAATCCTTTTGGCTTTTAACGTAGTGAACGGGCATATCAAGGTAAGGATTAACGTGGCTAACAATGGCAGGGTTCTTTTTAGCAGCCGTTTCTAATACCTTTAAATTTGACTTCATAGCGTTGAACTTGTTATCTACAAGTGGGATAACTGAAATATCTGAGTCCGTGTAAGAACCCATATATTCCGTAACCTTTGCATAGTTATAGATTGTAGGGTTAAGCTTTAGTCCGCAAGTAAAGGCGTCAATCATTTTATCCCATATCGGTTTCTCCCCGTCATTGTAACCTGCTATTACAGTTCTTATATTCATACCTTGTAACCTTTTAAAAGGCTGCCTAAGTATTTCTAAATCTCTTTCGTGCGTTCCGCTACCTGACCAAAACAACCTGACCTTGTAATCTTCAGTCTTGTTATCCTGGAACTGCTCTTGCCCATAAGGTAATGCGTTTGGTAATATGTGTACGTTCTTATTATATTGGCTTATTTCACTTGCCAACCTTTCGTGTGTGCAAGTGCATAGGTCTGCTATTTCTAAGTAATCGGTAATCTTTTTGCCTATGTTATCAAATTTGTATTTGTAAAATAACAAATGGCTTTCGCTTAGTTCCCAGTAATCGTCATTGTCTACTACTAATTTAAAGCCGTACTTAGTGCGCCAAGTGTCCATTTTCTTTGCATCTATTTCATTCAGCATTCTATTCATAAGAACAATATCCCAACCTTGCTCAAGTAGTTCGTCATTTAATACGTCTGTAATAAGTGCGTACTCTTTTTCTAAGTGTACTATCGGCATCATAATTCGGTGCAGTCCTACACCTGAGTTGGCAGAAGTTATACAAAGTATTCTCATTATGCTTTAAGTATTTGTGTTATTGGTATTAAAAAGCCTTTTGATGTATTATTGTCGCCACCATTTTTCATATACATATTGTTTTTAAAATAGTATCTTAGTTTTTCTTTTAATTTTATAACATCAAATATTAATGCAAAGTTTAATTCATTAATTTTATAAATCCAATAGTTAGCATCAGTTGTAGCAATACCAGATGGCTTACCCCTTGACTCGTATTCTATAAATATATTTCCTGTTATATGAGCCATTGTATCACTTTTAACTTCAACTTTTGTGCCTTCAGAAAATATATTTTTAACCCAATCTTCTGCAAGTTCTCCAAAGTTTAAATCGTGTGTGAAACTTGAAGAGTATTTCATTTTTGATTTTTTATTAAAATTCGCATCTTATATTCTTTTGGTTGTGATAGATGTCTTGGTATTTTTCCCAGACACTTTGCGCCCGTGCCAAGCTTTCGTCTTTCATTCGTCTATATTCCGTGCCGTTACCGAAATCGTGTCCTATATGTTCTGAGCGCATATCTGGAAGGTAATAGTTGGTAAAACCTGTAATAGTTGCTCGTTCTCCGTAATCTGCATCTTGCATTCCGTATGGGTCATACTCCGTATTATAACCACCTATTGTGTCTATAAGTTCACGAGTAATAAAGTTATCGCCAAATGGTGTGTGCGTTTTATGTACCCCGTCTACAATGGGTGGTAATGCTTCTACACAATGTATACCAATAATGCCTGTTTTTTCTATTCGTTGTGCAAATAATACAAACCTTGCTAACCAATTCTCAGGAAGTAAAATGTCATTAGCTAATAAACAAACCGCATCATAGTTTTGGGTTATGCGTAACCCTGCATTTACTCCGGCTGCTATGCCTCGTTTTTCTTTTGATAAGTCATAACCGGCAAAAGGGTAGTTAAAGTTTTCGTGCGTGTCGCTGCCATTGTCTATTAAGAAGCAGTCCGCATTATAACCAGAGTTAAAAAAGTTTTGGTTAATTACACGCTGCGTTAAATCGTGTCTATTTTGTGCAAGTAATAAAATAGCTACTTTCATTATCTTATGTTTGAGCCGATTTCCCTTGCCGGTACTCCTGCATATTTAGTATTTGGTTTTGCATCTCCTTTTAAGAAGGCACTTGCTCCTACCATACAATTTTCGCCTACGTTTGCAAACTGATGTAATACTGCGTTAAGTCCTATATTAGCACCTTTGTCTACAATAGAATGCCCACCTATTTTTGCTCCGCAACTTATTGTTACATTATCTAAGATTGTGCAATCGTGTCCGATGTGTGCGTGTTTCATTATAAAACAATTATTGCCAATAAATGTATCTATTTCGGTACCTGCATCTATTGTTACAAGTCCTGTAATAACATTGTTGTCGCCAATGTAAACTTTGCCTTTTTCTTTATTCCAGAACTTTTTATGCTCTGCTTTGTCTCCGATAATACAATAAGCACCAATATAGTTGCCGTCTCCGATAATTACGTTATCGCCAATGATAGCGGTGGGGTGAATAAAGTTAGCCATTCTTTTTTTTATTTTTGGGTTTAGGTTGTTCTTCGTACCAAGTATACAAGCGTTTAATCATATCGAAGATACAATTACCGCACCATACTGTTAAGATAAAATCTGCACTCATATACTTACGATAAATATGCTCGTACATTTTTAAGATGTCTAAGTCGATATTTCGCACATAGCCGTTTTGAACTGTATGCCAATTACCTACGTTATCATCTAAAAATTTTCTGTGTTCTATTTCCATAAGTTCCACATTATTTTTGAAAGTAAAGGTGCTAAAACTCCCGGAATAAATACAAACGCAATAACGTCGGTACATATTGCAGGTAGTAAATATAAAGCCAAACCTGTCCAAGCTGCTAAACAACTCGTGCAACTAAAAGGCTTAAAATCTAAATACCATTTTCTATGGAATTGGTGTATCTCTACAAAGAATATTGCAAAGCATATCGCTGCTATAATTATCATTTGCGTAATTGTTTTTTAAGTTCTCGTTTAGTTAGTTTTAGTTCCCTATGTATTGACATATAAGGAATACCTGTTACCCTGCTTAGTTCTTTAGCGTTGCAGTTGTGCTTAATTGCATACACTCTTAAAAGTTCCGCTTTGTACCAGTGCATCTTAGATAATTCATCTTCTACTTTGTTAAGTAAATCTTCGTCTCTATCGTGTACTATTAATTCTACTTCTAAAGGCTTTCGGTATGTCCTATAAAATTGGCTTGTATTACTCTGCATCATATTAATCATAGTTCTAACCAAGTAGAACTTTAATACGTTCCGGGTGCGCATATCAATTAATCGCTCCTCGTCCATTTCGCATAGCACCTTAAATATTTCGCTTCTTAAATCGTCTCGTAAATCTTCAGGCTGCATTTTATCTATTGCTTCCTTAAGTTCTCGGCTCTCCCAAAGTTCTAATATGATGCTATTCTTGTTCATATTCTTTTAAGGTTAGTTTGCCGTTCTCTTCGGTTGCTATGTAACAAAAACAATTTGCCGTTTTTGCTAAGTTTAAAAATGCTATTTGGTAACTGCTAAGTTTATCTCCTATTGCTTTTGTTTCGCAATAAACCGCTACACCGCTTTGAGTATGAAAGCCTACAACATCTGGAACTCCCTTTAAACCTATGAAGGTGCGACCTCTTACCGCTAAATTATTATTGCGCCATACAAAGCACCCGTTTTTGTTTAGGGTTTTGATTGCTTCTTTGGTTAATTCGTTTGCGGTCATAAAGCAAAACTATATTAAGAAAATGAAACTTTGCCAATTTTTATTTGTTCCTCAAAAAATAAAGCTACGGCAACTGCTCGAGCCTGGTTCTTTAACCAACTTTCAGTCCATTCGTCCCTGTACTGCTTTGCACTTATGATGTCCATTTTATTAGCCTTGTAGGTAATAATCTCCATAAGTTTCTTTTTAGCAAGTGCGCCATCTTCTTTTGTCCATACCTTGATGCCTGTACTATTAAGCTTTGTAAATACGGATAAAGGGTTAAACAACCTGTCAAAAGTTCTATTTTCCAGAACCTTGTATTCCTGGTAACTGTAATCAATTATCTCTAAATCGGTTAAGTGTGGTATTGCTTCAACTCGTTCTTGTGGCATCATTTTTCTTACTTCGTTTGCTTTTTTCTTGTACCTATCCATAACCTGACTAAAGTATGCAGGGCTGAAGTTCTGGTAGTGGTCTATAAAGTCATTGGCTACCATTTGCTTAAACGCTACTTTAACTTCGTTTATTGTAAAGTTCCCGTACTCAGTTCTTATCCAATCTTCAAGGATTGCCAACTTAACATCTCCAGGATTGTTAATACCTACAAGCTGCATAAGGTAAATAAGGTTCTGCTTAAATATGGTAGAGTTTATGTTCCTCATTCGTTCCCCTGAAAAGGCGGTCATAATCTCCTGCTCCATAGGAAGTAGAGTGGATATAGTTGTAGTTTTTAAGGTTTTCGAGTTCGTTTTTATCAAGCTTTCGTTGATTGTTTGTAGTTCCTTTTGCATATTGTTTAGAGTTTATTAACCAAGTATTTGCTGCGTGTGTCCAACTTTTCATAGGGTTTTTACCTACTTTCCACCCGTTGCTTGTATAGTAATTTACAAACTTTTCAGCTTCAATCTTAGCTAAATCTAAACTAATTTTATTAGCCATATATTCAAAAGCTTGTTCAAAACTACATTTACTTTTATTAGTATTAATATCTTTATTTATATTTTCATTTACATTTTCCATATGGGAGTCCATATGAGGTTGCATATGCGTTTCATATGGTGGTTCATATGAGGGTTTGTCTTTAGGTTTCATATTGTTTCGCCTTGACTCAGTAAAGGTTTTACGCTTTTCTTTTTCAACATCAAGCCTGACATTGTACCATAAACCTTCCTCATCTTGTATAAACTTGCATTTCACTTGCTCCCACAAGTGACCAACCGTATGTTGTATCATATGAGTGTTCATATGCCCTCGGTTAAATTGAAGCATAAGCAAGTCCATATATGCTCCCTTTTCTTCAAATGTCATTCCCATAGTGCCACTTACATAGTCACCGGGATAAAATAAAAACGCTGGGTCTTTTGCCATAAAAAAAATAAACCCCGATAGCTGCGAACTACCAGGGTTATTATTATTTAACCACTAAACACATAGGCGGTTCGCAGTTCGTCTATGTGTCTTTTTGCAAATATAAACTAATTTTCGGTAATTTCAATCTTTTGGCAAATTCTTTTTAATTTGTCCTTAAACCAATCTTCCGTGTCAATTAGGTTATTTGCTTGTTTGATATTGTGAATTGCGGTAGTATGGTCTTTAGTGCCGGTGTATGCGCTTATCTCTTTTAGGTTCAATTTAGTGTACCTTCTGAGTAAGTAAGCAGCAGCCTTGCGACCAAAGGTAGTTCGTAAACTCCTATCCCTTCTTGATATATCGCATTCAAATACCTCTTCAACTAATTTAACGATGCTTCTCGCACCTATATCCGCACCTAAAGGCTCGTTGTCTTCTATGCCTAACAACCCTAACTGCGACATCATTTCGTGCAATTTAACGTGGGTGTTACGTTGGGCATAATAAAGCTCCTTCAGTTGTCTTATTGAAACATCTCTATTTTTAGTTAGCATAATTAAAACGGCAATCCTTCCGTATCTTCTTTAGGTTTGAAATCATTTACATAAATCTTGTAATCTGGTTGCTTATCCTCTGTCTTGTAAGCATTAACCCACATTGAATATTTAACATCATTAATTGTGAAATTAATTACTTCTCCTTTAGTGGTTTGCTTTTTCCAACCGCCAGTACTCCATTTTTTTTGTTCCATTTTTTACTTTTTTATTAGTGAATATTTACTTACAAATTTAGGTTGTTTCTTATTACCTACGTTAATTAATTCCGTTCGTACTTTGTAGCCTTTGCGTTTTAATTCAAACACTACGGCTGCTAATCTTAGGCTATTGTACTTCGTTAAAGCCTGGATTGGTGTCAATGTTTTGCCCGAAAGCAAGTGGTTCAAGATTTGTTGTTTCTGTGTCATTGTTATTGATTGGGGTTAAAAATACTGGTTTGTCTAAAAGGTTTTGATATTTTTCTATAAATAATAATAGGTCTGCATAAGCATCTTCGTTATACCAAGCGTAGTGGTAAACTTCTGCCAGAAGCATCTGCCTTTCAAATGGTAATAGTTCACGCATTAGCTTTCGTTTTGGTTATAGGTTTCGTTGTAGTAATCTGCTGCCTGTCTTGCTTGTTGATTGCTATCTGAATATATATAATCATAGGCATCTGACCACCCTTCTAAATGCGCATATATTATCTGCTCTTTTTCTTTTATTGGATATTTTTTAGCTATTCCAATAGCATAATCAAATGCTGCTACCATATCTAAATTACCTTCCTTAGATACTTTATACGAGTAACTTTTCATTTCTTCTATTAATTGCTCTACTGCGGTTTTCATATTAGCTTTTTTTAATTGTTTCTTTAATCTTGTTAAATTCCTCTAAACTCTTGATAGCTTTGATTTTCTCTATAGCTTTATACTTCTGCTCCTGAGTAAACTTTGTCTTATCAAGTGCTTCAATTAAGAACGCCTTTTGCCCTTCGCTTACTTCGTCTTTATGCTCATTAGTAGCATCTGCATCTTTGGTATCGTCTATGGCAAAAAGTCCGTTAAGTGCGTACTTCCTGGCGTAGCTACTTGCTGCTCCGGTAATTTGTGAAGCGTCCATTCCTTTTTTGTTTTCCTCTTCACGCGCTAATCCAGTACAAGTTATGTTATCCTCTCCGTTATTTAGACAAGCCGTAGCCTTTACATAAACTCGTCCGCCTACTTCTATTACCTCGTCGCTTAACATTAAAGCATAGCCGTACTTATGGCAGATAGGTTTTGCAGCTTCGATAATATCTTCTGCACTTCTGTACTTGTATTTAGCAAAAGCATTAAATTGGTTCTTAGGTGCTTTTAGTTCCTGTTGTATTTTTATTAGGCTCATAATTAATTTTTAAAAGTTAATACAATTTTTACTTTATCTTTTCTACATTGAAACCAATTATCTTCTTTGAAATAATCGAACTCATATCCTAATATCTTTAAATCATTCATTAAAGAAGCAGAAACGTGTCCTTGTAATTGTACCTCGTAAGATAAAACTGTAATGCAATAAAATCTGTTTAAATCTATGCCTAAGTTTAATAACTTTTCTATTTGATTATCCATTATTTGATTATCCATTGTTATTTGTTTTGAGTGTCTATTGAATAGTGTTCTAAAATTTCGATAATAGGTTCTTGTCTTTTCTTTAGGCTTAAAAAATACTCGTAAGCCTGAGAATATTCTAAGTACATACTTGCACTATCGTATTTGTTATCTACTAAAGTGTAGTAGAATATTGTGCCGTCTGGCTTAGTTTCTTTTAAAAATTCAATCTTCATATAATTCGTTTTTTAAAAGTTCAAGTTCTGCATTGTTTTCAACCCAACGAGTGAAGGTGTAATCATCATCTTCGTAATCGTAGTTTTTAGGCAGTAATTTTGGGTCATACGGGTTTTGTGTACTGCTCCCGTCTTGCAGTAAGATAGTGCCAAATCTCTCGAATTGGAACTTCTGGTAGGTGGTTAAATGTGTCATTTTGTGTTTTGTTTCAACAAAGATAACACTTTACACAATACAAAGTGCAAAACTTTAAAATTATTTTTGCAATAATGTTGCAAATAATGTGGCTTATATAGGATAAAAGCACATCAAATTGTGCAGTTTATTACCAATTATGTACGCCAGAACGTACAAAGTCGGAAGTAAAATGCAGCCAAAAGTAGTAGTTTTACTACCTTTATTTTACTTTAAAGGTCTAAAGTATAATAAGTTGCACTTTAGAGCAACTTTTGAAAGTAAAGTTTATCAGAACCCCCGTATGAATACTCCGGTAGGTATAGCCTAAACCCGCAATCAATAAGGTTATTAGCCGAAGGGAAATTGTCTAAGGTAGTGTAAGTAATAGCTATATGGCAAAAAGTAGATGCAGCCTTTAACCTGGTCTTAATCATTCGTCTTTGTATGCCCTGCCCTCTATGTGATTTCTTAACCCACGCTCTATTAAATATGCAAATGCCTTTGGAATAAATAGAGCCGCAATAAGCAACTATTTCCCCTTCGTCAAGCATAACCCACCACTCCCGATTGAACTGGAACTCGTCAGCGCAACCCTTAAAGTTTGGGTTGGTGTAATCTAATTCCCTAAGTTGCTCGTAGGTTTCTCGGTCTAATATATTGCCGAAGCTAAATATCTTTTTGAGGCGCATTGTGTATCTGTTCAAGTTTAGTGAGGTAAAGGATTGCATCTTGTAATTCTTGCTTCAAATGTGTTATCCATTCGCCTGTAGATAAATCTTCCCTGTCCATTGTGCAGTTGTACTTCTTTTTACCTACTTGCTCACGGCTGCGCATATCTTCAATTACTAAGCTAAGAATTTTACTATCCATTTATTTGTCGGTTTTGCTATGCATTTTAAAACAAGTTTTACACTTGTAAGATATTTTCTTTACTCCGGTTGCGGTTGTTCTACGAAGTGAAATAATTAAATCATCGCTACCACATTCAGGGCAAGAGCCTCTGTCTTGTCCGAAGATAACTCCGTAATGTGTTTTAGGTTCTATGTGGTTTTTAAGTGCGTTAAAAACTTGCTCTAATAAAACTACGTCCTTCTGGCAGTACTTAATCATTTTAGCCATAGCCACTTTGTCCTTATGCAGAACAATGTCTTTCCATAAACTATATTCGGTTTTGATTTTAGTGCCAATACCTAAATAGTCAGCTATGTAGTTAAGCTTGTTGCTATTAAATCTAAACTTTTGTCTTGCTACTTTTAGCGTGTCAATAGTAACATAAGAAGGGAACATCTCAATTTTATGAAATAGGCACCTGGTTCTTATCCACGCTAAGTCGAACTTGTCTCCATTGTGTCCTACTAATTCCGAAGCCGTGTTTGCAACTTCGATAAACTTTTGCAACATCTTTTTGTCGCATTGTTTACTATCCCATTGTAAATTGTAAACTTCTTTTTCGTCTTCCCACTTATAGCAGATGCAAATAATAGCACGTTCTTGAATTATGCTATCTGGTGTGATGTTTAACTTGTAACCTGCACTCCAGAAAAAGCCAACGTTGGGCGAGGTTTCCACGTCGAAATAGAGGCGTTTGCGTTTTGATTTTAGCATTATTTATTTTTTGCTGAATTTATCTATTGTGGTGTAACCCATAGCAAAAAGCGTAAGATACAAGACGGCATCGACCAACTTATCGCTTGGGTTAATTTTTAAGATTATGTTTAAGAACAAGGATATAAAAAGACAAACGCTGCCAAGCATAGCCACTACTCTTTTATGGCTTATACTGTTGCTTTCGTCCGATAATAAATTAACTAATATAGTTCTAAAGTTGCTCATATAGTTTAGCCTCAGCCTCTCTTCGCCTCACTAACCCTTTAAGCACCACACCATTTGCTCGTGTCCATTTTTTAAATTCAGCAGGAATAGACGGGTCTTTAGGGTTCGCATTTACCTTCTTTAGTAAAGTGCTTCTCTTTAAGTTGCCCGTACCTACATTAAAAGTAAACGAAACTAATGCAGCAAAATTGTTCTCCGTTACATTTGATTTTACAAGTGCATCTGTCATTCTCGCAAAATCGTCAATGATTGTATCAAATAATTCGTTCGCCCTTTCCTGAGTAATTACGTCGCCTTCCTTTACTTTGGTTCCGTCTTCGTAAAATGTCGAACCAAATCCAATTGTAAAAACCCCAGCCGGACACTTATAAGCTTTAAGCTTACAACCTTCAAAATGTTTTATTAAATCTTTTCCTGCTTGATTTATTTTCATATTACTCGTATTTCCAAATATAGCCGTATGCTTTTTTTGACTTACCAGATGCGCAATTTACAATGCTACTATGTGAAACATTTAGTTCTTTTGCAGCTTGTAAAACAAAATCATACTTTTTTATAAATATACCATCTAAAGAAAATTGCAATAAAGGTTTTCTTTTTGTAGACACTTTACCAATATTTGCTAAAGAAAGCTTTTGTTTTGTTTCAGGTTTTCTTGGTACACCAATCCTTGATGCATTTAACTTATCTTGATGCTCTTTAGTTCTTGTTGGCATTTTACAACCAATCCTACCTAACCTCAAATTTTCTATATGTTCTTTAGATAATTTTCTGCCTTTTTGAGCATCACTAATCTTTTTAGCAGTTTCTTTAGTTACTATATGTCCTTTAGCACCTTCTCCACCTAAAGTTAAATTAGATAAAATTCCCGTTCCATCAACTATTCTGCCATACAATTCAATAAACTCAACCTCTTTAATTTTTGCTTCGTCATAAGTAATACCATCAAAAAGTATTTCTATTTCATAACCCGTCTTACTAACGATTTTTTTCCACAAATTATTGCGTCTACTTTTTTCTCCTGCCCTATGATATTTTTCATCTGAGCCTATTCCTATGTAGAAAGGTTCATTTTTGTCAAGCCTAATATGTCTATAAACGTATGCCATTAATTTTTAATTCCTGCTTTATTTACTTCCATAGCTTATTCCAATATGCTAAAATTAATATAATGGCTATTATTAGACCGATTAGAGCCTTCCAAAAGTTATTCTGAGTACTTACCTTATTTTTATCTGCAATCGAAATTTGAGCCGTTTCTGTGCGATTAAAGGCTATTGTATCTTTTTTGATAAGGCTATTGTCGGTTTCCTTCTCTTTTGTCTGGTATATCCATTTAGTTACGATTTTGGGAATAACTACAAAGCTATCCTTTGCTATTCGTATTGTGTCATAGATAGTAACCTCTTTAGTAAATATCTGCTCCTTTTCTATAATCTTGGTTACGCTATCATAAAAAGTCAAACGCACGGAGTCAATCTTAGTTGTCCCCGTGCTATCATATCTTTTTTCGAACTTCTTAACTGAAGCACAAGATGTAAGTAGTAAAGCTAAAAGTATTAATCTCATTTAAGTTTCTTAGTCATTTTCCAATAGTAACGGATAGCCATTGTACCTGAAACAATAGCCACCAAACTCGCCAACAATGTGAATAGTGGTTGAATATTTGTAATGCTAATTGTAGCACTAACTAAAGAAACGATTGTTGATTGGTCTGCTTGGTGGTTATTTGCCATTATAGTTCTTCTTCTTCTTGTTTGTTAAATTCTACGCCAGTTACCCAATCTTGTAAGAAAGTAAAATCTTGTAAACCAGATTGATTAACTACGTTAATTATTTGAAAATCAAATTCTTTATCATTTAAGGCTTCAATATCTTTAGTCAGCTTCTTGATGCCTTCCTTTGAGTAGCGATAATTTCCTTTCTCATCAAGTAGTAAGCAGTCCTTATCGTCAGTTTGCGCATTGTCTAAACGCAAGATTTCAACTTCTGCTTGATAACCTTCGTGATAGGATTTAACCTTCTCGTAGATTTTAAAAAGCTTCTTTTGTGTCTTTGTGTCCTGGTTGCCGATAACTGCGTTAAGGTTTGCTACTAATTGTAATAGGTCTTTGTTTTTCATACGTTGTTTTTTATTTGTAAAGATATATTAAGGATTTTGAAACGGCAAAGGCAAAGATATAACCTTAGGATTGATTTGATTTGCAATCTGGCTATCTAAGTTCTCGTTAAGCGATTCAGTGTCTAATCCATTTTCAAGCCAAGAACATACCATTTCATAAGTAACTTCTTCATAAGGTACGAAGTCCGCAGGGTTAGGAGACGGAACGCTTAACGTACCATAAACCTCTGCAAAGTATGTCTTCTCGTTTTCTACTTGCTCTGCTTGATATCTCCAATGTATTACGCAGATTACGTCTGTTAAACCTTCTGCATCTTTAGGGTAACTGTCTAAAGAACTAACTACCCATTTGTAAGTTGTTGCCATTTTTTATTTTTATTTTATTTATTATACAATCATTAATACTCCTGCGCTGCTATAAATGTCTCCGCTTGATAAACCTGCACTTGAACTTGGAACGTTTGATAAGTTTATTATACCGCTTGATTTTATGCGCATACGTTCGGTGTTGTTAGTACCAAAAACAGTTGGGTAATTATTATAGTTCCATATATAGCTTATATCTCCTGTATGCCCAACATAAAAACCATTTCCAGCACCTGTTCCTGTGTTTGCAGTTTGATAAATAGTTGCTGCATTTGAGCCGTATATTGTTAATCCAACATTTGATGCAACTGTATTTCCAATTACTACGTTCCCCCCACTTGTTATGCGCATACGTTCGGTAGCGTTTGGAGTAAAAAGTATAGGATGATTAGTATTAGTACCAATACCTAATCCAGTACTATTACAATCAATAGCAGCAGTAGTTGTTCCGCTACCATCTGATATTAATCTTATTGTTCTACCAACACTATCTGACCTTAATGTTAAAGCAGCGCCATTAATACTTGATGCATCAAAATATGCTTTTGTGCTTCCTGTATCAATAGGAGATGTTATTGTTGTAGAGCCATTTACCAAAAATCCCCCTGCCGTTACACTACTTGAGAATGTAGCTGCTCCGCTTGATGCTAAACCTAATACAGTAGTAGAGCCTATGATAAAATTTATTGCACTATAATCTTCGCCACCTTGTATTTTATATACTGTACCTGCATCGCCAAATCTTATTTGACCTTGTCTTGTTGAACCTGCCCCACCTGCTCCGCCAACTATTAATCCAATAGTAGAACTTGAACCAGATAAAAATCTTCCTACTCCCGTTACATCAAGCTTATATGAAGGACTTGTTGTACCCAATCCTAAATTCCCACTCGCATCTAACGTCATAGCTTGGGTAAAGGATATAGCGTTACCTGCCGTTCCTGAAGGAGCTTGAAACCATTGATGATTACCATTTACTTGTGCATAATTTGATGCAGTTGTTGAAGCAATATATCTCCAATTTGAACCATCATAATAAGCATTATTAAACATTGCAATATAACCTGAACCATCGTGCCAAAGTCCACCTCTTACTACTTGTAAAGCAGTTGAGCCACTCATCCACGCACTCGGTGTAACTCCTAATCCTAAATTGCCTGAAGCGTCAAGAGTAGCTCTTAATGTGTCATTCGTAAAGAATTGCATTTGGCTACTACTATTATATCCAATGTAACCACTTTGTGAATTAGTTGCACCATTGTATGCTAATTGTAAGTAAGTAGTTGTCCCACTTGCACCTTCTAATTTTAACACAGTACCTATTCCAGTGCCACCTAAAATGTCTAATGTTCTTGTAGGATTGTTTCTATTTATACCTACATTACTTCCATTATCAAATATTTGACTATTCCCTATTGTACTTGTACCTGTAAACTTAGGTAGGTAGTTAGTAGTACCTGTACCCGTTACTGGATTGGTTAAAGCGTTTTGCTTGTTGTTAAACGTAGTCCAATCTGTAGAAGATAAAAAGCCATTTGCAGAACCACTCGCTTGTGAAATAGAAATAGTATTGCTAATAAAAGACAAAGGACTTGATGCCGTTACTATCCTTGTATTATATGCCGTATCCCAATTATTCTGCTTAACTATTGTAGGTAAGCTATATCCTGTATCAAAAGCTAAAGCTAAAGTTCCACTTGAAGTAACAGGACTTCCTGAAACTGCAAAACCCGTAGGTACAGATAAGCCTACACTTGTTACAGTTCCACCCGTTAATTGACTTACTAAAGCTAAAGTTCCACTTGAAGCAGGTAAGCTGTAAGTTAATTGTGTAGCACTTGTAATAGTACTTGTATCTAAAATAAAGGAACGGCTTGTTGTGTTTTGGTCAATGTAAAATACAAAGCCTGTTGTACTTGCTGCACCTATTGTGCTATAACCAAGACCAGCAGCCGTAATGCCTGAACCTTGTTGAAAGTTAATTGTGTTGCCTACACCTGCAACTGCATTAATCTTTAAGCCACGCATTGAAACAAAGTTGCCATCGTCTTCCATTACGCTATTTCCTAAAACACTATTAGCAGTGAATTTAGGTATTGCATTAACATTACCGCTTCCGGTTACAGGCGTACCACCTAAGATAGTCGCTATGCTTTTATTTTTCCAAAGGCTTGTTGCACTTTCCCAAAATAAGCCGTCATTGTTTGTAGGTGTTTGAGCAGCTACGTTATGAAGCTCGTCTAATTCATATCCGTTCTGTATCTTAACCTCAATAATTCCTTGTGTCGGGTGTGAGCGTACAATGATACCTACATAAACTAAGTGATTAGGCGCATATTGTTTTGTGCTTGTATAAGCACCGGCAGTTGTAGAACTCAAATAAAGCTGAGTACCTTCTGTAAAAGCCTGGGTGTCTATATCGCTCAATCGACCTGCTACTACTACATATCCGTTGTTATTGTTTGTAATATCGTTTTGTACAATGCCGTAAGTTTGTGCGCTTGTACTATCGCCACTTGCTAAAGCCTTAGTAATCGTTGGTAAGTTACCTTGACCGCCATTGATATATACAACAGTTCCCTTTGTTAAAGTCGCACCCGTTTTATTATAAACCTCAGTAACTAAATTTTGTGCTTGGCTTATAATAGAAGGGAAGGTCGCTAAAGTTCCGTCTCCTCTTACATACTGAGTATTTGCACCTGCAAAGCCTATGTTAATAGTTCCGCTTGTAGTAATAGGACTGCCCGTAATTGTTAAAGCATCTCCGCTTTCCGTAATACCTACGCTTGTAACTGTACCCACCGCACCACTTGAACGCTGCCAGATAGTACCTGAATAAATCACATAATCGCCAACCGCAAAAGTAATCGGACCAGCGCCAAAGTTTACAGTTCCTGCTACGTTACAAATATAAACATCTCCCGTGTCGCCCGTTCCGTTTGCAAGTGTAGGTGTGTTAGTCGCTGCGTTCCAAGTTCCCTTGTATTCCATAATAGAACTTGGCAACTGAGTAATAGGAACTTTACCTTGACTATCCAAAGAAGCATAACCATTAGCGTTGCCCTTCTCACTTCTTAATTGATAAGTATCTAACAAAGCTTGTGAAGGGAATACCTCTACATAAGCCGAGCCACTCCACAAATAAAGTTTCTGCGTGTCTTTAGCGCAATAAATAACGTTAATATCTCCAACCGCAGGGAACGATGCAAGGTTAGTATAAAACGAAACTGCACCACTAAATATAGCCCCTAATTGTGCAAGTGTAATCTTCTTACTTACTCCACTATCCGGGTCTCCTATGATTGTTAAATCGGTACTAACTGGCGCTAACTCGGTAGCTAATTGGTTAATTTTTTTGCCTATCATTCTTAATAATTATATATAGATGGCACCGCGCATCTGTCATTTAAGTAAGGTAATTCCATTGTGATGTCAATCTTAACTCCGGCTAAGTAATCGGGGTCGCTTTCAGTAAAGTAAGTCAAAGGTGCAGTATCGCCAATATCCCAAATCGCTTTAGGATAACGTAACTGCGCTACTATGTCTTGACCTACTAAAGTCATATCCGATAAAACTTCGGTTTCGTTTGTCTCTTCCATTAACATTCTGTCCATAAAATAAAGGCTAAAATTATAAGTAATATTTTTAGCGTTTATTGTCGCACCTGTTAAAGTGTAGAACATAGCAGGGTAAGTAACCTCGCCATTAGACAAACGTTCCCACACATCTCCGAAATAAACAAAGTTAATTTGTTCGTGGTCGTTTCCGAGTGTTGTTATTTGCTTTGTTATTTGATTGAGTGTTAGGCTCATTCTTAATTTTTTCTAAATAAACACGAAGTTTATTTTGGTTTTTAATTGTTGTTACTTTACTCATAATTAGCAATCACTACAACCTTTGTTTCCTTGGTATAACTCTTCGAAGCTTTTACCTGCGCAGCAATCAAAATCGCCTAACCAAATGCTCGTTGTGTAAGCATCATTCTCAGGGTGTATTGCATCAATGCCACTTCCAGGGTTCAAGTACTCAGGATAAAGTGTAGAATATTCTTTTAAGTATTTAATCATTCTTTGCTTGTAGAACTCAGCACGGGTCTTATATCTATTAGCCACGTCAATCATATCTTGCATAGAAGGGTTCTCGGTATTCTCCCCACCTTTCCTTAACAATCCTTTGTTATAGAATTGATAAGATAAGCCCATTGGTAATTCACTAAGTACATAATGCACTAAAGTGTCAGCTATGTATTGGTCTAATAAAATTACCTCGTTAGCGTTTAAGTTGTTTGCCGTAATACCTGCTTGTAGTCGATTGTATAAAGCACTACCAAGCGCAGGTAAGATATACATATCCTGCGAAGTTTTAATCTCAGGCAATACAAGTTTCTCGTCTACGTTAGCGTGTAAGCCAGAGCGGTCTTTAATATTCTGTACGCTTATGAATAATGTGTTTAAACTCATCTTTATTTTCTTTTTACAATATTTGATACCCACCTGTGACGGCAACTTTCTGAAATTTTACCATTGTCATTCCACCAACCGCCTCGTCTATCCCATACAGAATAGCCAAGCCTTGCACTCATTTGCTCAATATCGCTACGAGTATAAAACTTATTAGCTTCTAATAAATATTTGCAAAATGGTCTACTTGTTGCAATTAAAGGATTATTTTCAGGCTCTCCGCTTCTATATAATTTAGGTATCCACTCGTAAGTGTAACGAATTAAAATTTGCGTTGTTTGTGGCTTAATAGCTTCAACAATTTTACCAATAGGCGCAGTTAATTCCCTTTCAATAATAACGTTACTATCAATCCCTTTGCCTTGCTTTACTTCGCTTGTCTTAATAAAGCCCTTTTCAATTAAGGTATCAATAACACGCTTAACCGCACCCACATCTTCTTTTAAAGTGTCAGCTATTACCTCAGGGGTAATTCTTTTATCCTTAACAATCAAGTCCAAGATGTTGCTTTGTAATTGTGTTACATCTGCAAACATTTCAAAGTCAGCATCGTCGCTAAATCTTGTCTTGCTTTTAAGAACCTCGTAGTTACTTCTGTCTTCTCCGAACTCAAAGAACACTTGAAAATCTTGTTCGCTAAATTCTAAATCTTCAGCACCTAACCAAGTAGCAACTTCCTCGTCGCTTAAAGCATAACCGCCTTTTAACATTGAACTTGCTTGTTCTCTTGTAATCTTACCCTTGTTAAAATCTCTAATGATGCGCTGCATATTTTGCCACTCGCGACCTTTCAATCCTTTAATATGCTCGTTCACGCTTAAAGGACTTGCTGCCATTGGTTGCTCACTTTCAATAGGCATTCCGTATTTAGTAGGGTCAATACCAAGCTTCTCTAATATCCACTCTTTTGGTGCTACTTCTTTAATAATGCTTTCGCTAAAATCAATACCGATTGGGTCGGTAGGTTGTAGCATTAATTCCTCGGTTACACCTGCATATTGTCCAAGCATATTAAATACACCTTCTAATTGCATTTGCTTGTAACGAATATAAGTGTTGTTAAAGATTTCGTAGCTATCGCGCATTTGTTGTCTGTTGCCTAATTGACCAGGAACGGCAATACCGAAAAGGTCAGGGCTTGTAATCTGGTGTCCGCTAAAAATGTTATTCTGTATTAACTCATCTACTCTTCCAAAATCTTCTTTAGTTAAATCACTCGCACCCAAATCGTCTACAATAGGCTTTCTTGTTGCATCATTTACAAAAGCAAGTAAATACTTTTTGCCGTCTGCACCCGTGTACATATTGTCGAACTGTCTGCTTACTGCACGTTTCTCGTCAGGGCTTGGCTCTCCGTTTGGTAAAGTAATAAGTTTACTGGCAGAAAACCCGGTCTGAGCATTACCTAAAACGTGCTTACTTACTTCTACATCACTTTCAATGTAGTTAAGCGCACCAAAATAACCCGGAAGGCTATAAACATTCATACCCGGTCTATATTCCTTTACATAAAGTATTTGAACACCTACAGGGTTTTTAGGATTAAACGCATTATAAACCTCAGCTTTTTCTTGATTGCGTGTAGCCTTCCAATCTTCTTTGTACCAAAACTGAGTGTTGTCTTTGTTGGTTCTAATCTTTGTATAATCACAATGCCATAACTCAGCGATTTGTTCGCCCATTACAGACCAAATAACTTGAATATAAGCACCGCCAAATAGTTCAATATCTAAAGCTACCTTTTTAGTAAGGTCATTTAAAGTTTCTTCTCTATTAACTTGCTTAACAATAGGCTGCTCTCCTGCCCAACCATTACCAACAATGTAGTTCACTTTGCCTCTTACGATAGCATTGTGCTTTGCTGACTTGTTAAAAAGGTCTAATAGGTATTGAGGATAGTCATTGTTTTGACCATACTGCATATACCCTTCGCCTTTTTTCTCTTTATATTCCGGTTGCTTTGCTTCCGCAAATGTCAATACTTGTATTTCCATTATTGTCTTATTGTGAATGTGCTTGTTGTTTCGTATTCTGTGAATGATATAGTTGTACCCTCGAGTTCCATTATGCCTGTTTCAAGCAAGTTTAAGCCCGTCGGGTTTGTGTTGGTAGTACTTGTTTGCTCGTAGATTGTGTAGGTGTATTGCCCGTTTAAAGCCGTATTAAAGAAGCTATTAACTACAATAGTGAACTCATTGTACCTATCCTTGTATGCGCTTATATCTGTATTGTTAAGCCTTACAAATTTGATGTCCGTATTTGTACTTCTATTCTCAAATATAAATAGATAGTTCGGGCTTGTTAAAAGCTGCTTCTCAGTCAAGGTAAGTATTATGTTTTGGGTTTGCCCCTTAATTAATCTTATCACAACTATAAATATAAACTATCACGATTGTTTGCAAAATAAAAAACCCCCGAACAATTAAGTCCGAGGGCATCTATATACAAAACCAAAACAACCTAAGAACCAGGAGTAGTTAAAGCTGCTGCAACTGTAGAGTTTACCTCTGGAGCCATAGCTGCTTCTGCACCTGTAAAAGTTAAAGTGTAACCACTTCTGTCACCTTCAGCCGTACCTGTACCAGAGTTACCTGCGGTAAGGTCTAAGCCTCTTGTTTTACCTAAATACCAGTATTTGCCATTGTTATCTTTGGCAACTGCTACTAAAGTGTTTTGAGCTAACAACAAGATTTCGTTTCTTGTGTTCGCTTGTAATTTGTTTAATACGATAGTTAATTCTGGAGCATAGAAGATAGTTCCGTTCTGTACGTTTGCATTGATATTCTCAACGATTTGAGAAGTACCTTTTACAAGTTCGTATTTAAAGAACTTTTTACCTGCTGCCTTAACAAGTGCGGTAATAACACCACTTGCCTCGGTTGTAGAGGTAACGTCTGCTGCTGCTGCAAAATAAACTTCGGTTATACCACCTAAACTGTCTTTACAATCTAAGGTATAATTTTGAGTTAAAGCGCAAGGCATATTTTAAAAATTAATTAGTTTAAAAAAGTGGGTAGGTATATTTCAACCTACCCGATAAATTATGCAAGGATAAATCTAACTGCTTCGTCAGGGAATGCAATATTTACACCCATCTTAAACTCAGATACGAAACGTACTTGGTCAGCTTCTTTAGCATAGAAAATTTCAAACTTCTCTTCTTCGTTAAGTAAATCTGTACCTAAGAACAAGTTGCTTAAACGCATAGCGTAAACTTTGTTTGTTCCGTTAAGACCTGCAACTGCTACAACTTTAATAGTAGTACCAGGAAGTACGAATTCGCTATCAGCTTTAACATCAATTTGGTAATTGAAAGAACCGCTATTTTTAAGAGCAATAGTGTAAGTACGGAATAAATCTTGACCACAGAAGATAGTCATATCGTCAGCAGCTACAACTTTAGCAGGGATTGCTTTGTAAACACCATCAAAGATAGAGATTACGTTAGCATCAGTAATAGAAGATAAAGGAGCGCCAGAGATAAAAGTAGAAGCGTTTGCAGCTACAACACCTGAAGCAGCACCGATTAACTTAACAAGACCATCGAACTTGTTTAAGTTTACGTTTACGCTTGTAGTGTCACCTTGCCATAAAGCAGTTTCTAATTGAGCAGCGATTGTCTTAGCTTTCTTCTCAGAATATTCTTGCTCGAAAGGTACTGAATCGTACATAGAGCCAGTAGGTAAAGCTTTTTGTAAATACTTAGCTTCAAGGTCTTTAGGACATAAAGCTTCGTTTACTTTAATTTTACCAGGAGTTACAGTTCTTTGAGTAAAGGTAGTAGAACCAGAAGCATTAAAGCCACAAGAAGCACCATCTTGGAAGATAGCGTCAGTTTCCATAATGTTGATTTTTTCGCTTGACTTTACGCCAACCATAACGTTACCTGCACTCTTAATAAGAGCAGCAGTTTTTGCACCCAATACAGATGAAGTTACAAGTAGAGCTTCGTTTTCTTTTGTATAGTTTGCTAATGCAGATACATCAAATCCCATTTTATTTTATTTTTATTTGTTTAATAAAGCGTTTCTAAATTTTTCAATTCTATCGTACTTCATATTATGAGTAGTTACGTTAGAACCAAAGTTGTTTCTTGGTTGCGCAATAGGTTCAGCGTTAGGTGTCTTTGTAAGTGCTTCTATTAATTCAGCTACTTGACTAAAGCCATTCTTAACTTTTGCCTCTAATTGCGCTACTTGTGTTTTAAGATTTTCGTTTTCAGAAACTAAAGCAGCGATTTCGTCTGCCATTTTCTCGTCCATCTTTTTACCCATTTCAGCAGGTGTTTCGTCAGCGATTTCCGCTTCTGCTTCTGGAGTTTCGATTGAAATAATTTTAGCGTTTTCGTCTAACTCGATTTGAGTTCCGTCTGCTAATTGGTGTTCGCCAGTTGGAGCAGGTGTTCCGTCAGCTAAAGTAACTTCGCCACCGATAGCTAATTCGCTAATCATAACCTTTGTTCCGTCCATAAGGCTATATTCCGCGAATGTAACAGGTACCTCTTCGATAGGTGCTTCAATAGGAGCCGGAGCCTCTACTTGTGGCATATCTTCGAATAAAGCCCTAATTTGCATAATTGCATCTTTTGCGTTCATCATTCTTTTTGTTTAAATATTAATAAAAGATTTTGTTTATCATTTAACCCGTTGCAATATTTCCTTTATTGCATTCATAAGTTCTTGTTCTTTGGTCGGCTTTGTCTTGTAAGTAAACAACCCTTCTACACTAAAGCCTTTAAATTTACCTTCCTTTACATCATTCCAAACGCCTTCGTTATCTACTTTAAAAGAACCAAACCAAGAGCCGTCCGGTGCATCTTCAAACCCTTTCATTGGTTGTATACCTCTGCTTTCGTCTGTAATAAAACTCTCAAACATTGTTACACCTTCTACTTGTTGGTCAGGAGAATGCATCAAGTTTACGTTTGATTGGTAGCCTCTTTTGAAAAACTTTTGAGCAATCTTGAATATAGTGTCTTTAGAAAAGACCACATAGTAATCGCCATAAGTAGCATCACTCCTAAAAATAGGCATATCAGCCAACATAAGAGGACCAGAAATAATACGCTTATCTTCGCTAACCACTTCAAAGCGTTGTTGATTTTTAAAGGCATTCCAATTCTTTTGAATAGCAGGTTTGTCTACGAGTGCCACATAATCGACCTCGGCATCGTCATTCATATCCTCGCTAATGTCTAATAAATAAACAGGTAAGTCCATATCTTTAAATATTAAGTGTTTTAAATTGTTATCATTTAACCAAACCTTGCTCGTTGCTGAATAGCTGCAATACGTTGTTGGCTGCTTGTTACATCGCTTTCCACTACATAGCTTCTAATAGCCTGATTACCTAAAGCGTTAATAGTTTCAGTATTAAGGCTCGTTGTTTGTGCTTGAGGTTGTGCAGGTGCTATTGGTGCTGCTGCCGAAACATTTGGAGTAGACATATTACCAACACCACCAGAACTTGATGCACCAGGAACTTTTGTTGCTATAATGTTTTTAACCGCACTAAAGCCAGTTGTTGCAGCAACAATAGTTGCAGGAATAGAAGCAGGGAATGGCAATTTTAAAGCTTGAGTAATACCCAAATAGGTATTAATTAATGCAGAAGATATTGCCAAAGCTTTACCGGCAGCCGTTTCTTTACCTACTATATCGCTTAATGCAGTTAAAGCAGCAGCACTTTGTTGTGCTAAAGCTATCTTTTGGTCTGCTTCTTTTTTTGCTATATCTACTCTTGCCTTTGCATTTGCTTCAACATTTGCGGTGTATTGGTCTTCAGTAATTAAACTATTAGCAAATTGTTCTTCTAATAAAGCATCTCTTTGGTCTAATAAATCTTTTTCTAATTGTAAATCAGTTTCATTTTTTGCAATCTTTTTATCAAGTGCAGCAAGGTCTTTTGCTGCTTGTTTCTTTTCGTCCTCTTGTGTTTTAGAAAACTTTTTCTGTAAATTAGCAAATTCTAAATCATCTTCTTTAGCTATTTGTGCTGCTGCTTCTTCAAGCATCTTTGCATCTGCGGCTGCTTGTTTATCCTTTTCAGCTTGTTTAATAGCATCTAAATCTGAATTAAGTTTAGTTCTTAAAGCAACTATTAATTGGTTTTTTGTCTCTTCTGTTATTTTAGTATTAGCTAAAATCTCTGCTTTTTCTTTATCAAATGCAATATTTAATTCTGCTCTTTTTCTATCATTTTCGTCTTTAAAAGTAGATAAGAATATTTCATTATTTAATTCGCTTAGTTTTAATAAAGCTTCTTTTTGTGCTTCTAACCTTTCCTTTGCAAGTTGCTCTTCTTGTTTCTTTTGGCTTTCCCCGTATTTATTTGCATTAGCTGTACCTCTTTGTGCTGCTTGTTTAGCTGCATCTTCTCTTGTTTTTTGTGCTGTTGCATCAATTACCTGCAAGTCATTTTGAAGGTCTTTGAATTTTTTAGCTTGTTCTCCGTATAAAATGCCCTTCTCGTTTGCAGCTTTTTTTAAATCGTTTAATTCATTCTTAATTTGATTTTTTCTAAGCTCATCTATTTTCTCCTGTTGCGCACCCTGCGCTTGAAGTAGTTTGATTTGTCTGTCAATCCCTTCATTAATTATCTTAGTACCGGCAGCTGCTTTTGTAAAGATTGCTTGTCTTTGTTGCTCTGCCCTTGAAGCTGCATTTGTTACGCCTATCAAGTCAGTAAAGGCATTGATTACATTACCAACAGTAGATGCAAATTTGCCAAGTCCTGGGATAGCATTAAGTATCGCAGTTTTTATTTTACCAAAGTTTTGTACTACTGCTATAAGTCCAATTACTAAAGCGCCAATTCCCGTTGCAAGTATCGCTCCACGCAATACCTTCATAGCAGTAGACGATGCCGTTGTTGCTACAGTTGCCGTATTAGTTGCAGCAGCCTGTGCCTTAGTTGCTACAGTTGAAGCTACAGTTGTTGCAACATCTGTCTTTTGTATTGCAGCTTTTTCGCCCATAACAAAATTATAGGCAGTTTGAAACGCAGTTGTGCTTTTAATAACCGCTCCTAATTGCTTAAAGCTATCAATACTTTCCCCAACAGATTGTAAGCCCTGAGATAAAGCCATAGCAGATTGCACCTTTAACAAAGTTTTTTCTACTGCTTCTGACTCAGCACCAAACAAACCTATTGCACCTTGCGCTGCTGCAAAACCACCGGCTACACCACTAAGCGAAGCGGTTAAGGCTTTAAACTTAGCATCTGGGTTAAAAGCATCTGTTAAAGCTTTTGCATCGCCTATCCTGTCTTTTAATTCTGAAGCTCTTTTTGCTGCTTCAATCGCTTGTTCTGAAGTAGCACCGAACTTATCGGATAACGCTTGTACGTCTTGCTGCGCTTCTTTTAATTGCTTTTTTAACGAGCCTATAGCTTGGTCTTGGTTACCACCTACCTTTATATCAAACGATAATTGATTTTCTGCCATTAGTATGATGTTTCTATTACTTTAAGAAATGATAGTTTAGTAGTGTTGTATTCCATAGGGTTAAAGTTTTCGACCTTGTTAAGCCTAAACAATACCCCGTCAATATAAACGTATTTACTAAAATCTAAATTAAAAATGTCTACTATATCAAGTAAACCAAAGCAAGTTAATAGCTTACTATCTTTGCTTGTTATCTCAGCAAGGTAAGGGCTATGAAATGCGTTGAATACATTAGTAGTCGGATAGCTATTAGGTCTAAATTGTATCTCTTTAGGCGCTCCAAAGTTAATATCGTTTGTAGGGTTAATTGGGTCGTCTAAATGCCCTGCATAACCATAGCTTGTATAAGTAGCTAAGTTTGTAGTAGTATTCATAATGTTCCAAGAACCTACGCCCGTTATCTTTTTGGTTTGCATAATTCTTATAATGCTATCCATTCTGTCCTCTGCGCTATTTGTGTTTGACTTCTTATAAATAGCCGGGAATACTTTGTCTTGTCCGGTAGCTTGGTATAAAGTAGATGCAGCAAATATAACTTCTAAAACATCTGTTTCTTTTACAAAGTCAAATTCGGTATCGTATATATAATCGCCATATCCTTCGCTATATTTTTTGCGATAGTTTTCTCCGTAGAAGTCATTGTCTGTTTTAAACTTGTAGTTATAGTAACGAGCGTTTACTTCACTCATTGGCTTAATACTTAAAGGTTTTGACCTGTCTATTTTATTTGTCCAATCTTCTGCCATAGCTGAAGTAGTAGGATAGAAGTCCACATACGGACTAATAACAAGTTCCTTATCGTTAAACTTATTCTCATAAACATAAAGATTAAACATCTTAACAATGCTCATAAAGAAATCACTTTGGAATATACCTTTAGGAATTGTATCGTTTATTGTTATTGTTTCTCCTAAGTTAATTTGAACTTGACTTGGTGTTGTCGTAGTTAGCTTAACCTCTCCTAAAATAATATTTAGAAAAATGCCGTTACCTAATATCTCGACCTGCATAGTGTTATTAGTAGCAAAGTTTACGCCGCTTACTAAAATATTGCAGTCCATAAAATTATTAATACTCGCATCAAAATCTTGTCTGCCTATTTGTGCGCCATCTTTTTTTAAGATAACAGAAAAAGCTGGTAGGCTTGGATTGTAATTAGTTACATCTCCACGCAAAGTTAATTGTATATCGGTTGTTATTATAGGCGTACCGGTATAAGTAAATAGTTGCTTTGTTATGTCAAGTGTAAAGCTACCTGCCGTTACCATTGTGAACTCTACAAACGTGTTAAGGTTTGTATTAATTAGTTGTATGTCAGCATTGGCATCTAAACTTGTATTGTTTAACGCAGTTATGTTTGTTTGATTATGCGGAATAATAAGCCTCTTAAATAAATCACTATCAAAGAACGGGCAATTAAAAGTATAATCAGTACCTTCAAATATCTTTTCTATGTACTGCTTAACATACAAAGCAGGTCTAAACGTTGTGTATTGAAAGTCCTTTTTAGCAACTCCGTATTGCCCTGTACTAACATTACCATAATCAATAAGAGGATAATAGTAACCAGAACCGCCGGGGTTATCCCAACTCGCACTAATATTAGCTACGCTATAAGTATGATTGTAAGCGCTAAAATCTAAATCATCTTGAGGATTAATATTACCTGTCAATCTTTTGTTACCTAATGTAGTAATAAAACCGCCAAGTTCCCCAAACACGCTGCATTGGTATTCAATAGTTTCTTTGTCTATTACTATCTCTAATATTCTTAAAGTGCCTTTAAATATCTGCACTTTATCAATAAAGATTTTGCAATTAGCTTGTTTACTTACATTAAAGTTATAACCTACGTTTGGTAAATTGTTATCCGTAAAGTTAGCGTTGTTAAGTTCGAAGATGTAACCAAATACAAAGTTATTAGTTGCCGTTCCTGGTATGCTTATTGTCTTACTAAAAGAAGTATTGCGACTACCGAACTCACTTACATCATCAATCGCATAAGTGAACTCCGTAGATATATCCTGCAATAAATCAATCTTTTGTTCCTCGATGTATATCTCTGTACTAATCATTATCTGAATTGGCTTGTTAAGTATTTGCCTACTTCTATTTCAATATCAAAGTTAAATAGTTTGTCTGCACTTTCTAACTTGTACTCGTAATTGCTCGTACTTATGGTAACAGGGAAATAAGCACCAAGTACTTCCATATAAACAATAGGAGACGATACAAGTTGAGCCAACCACGAATAATCTTGTTCGCTAACCCAATCAGAAGTAAGCCTATATTTATCTTTATGCTGAATAGCATAGTTGAAAGTTGTCTCGTTATATCTGTTATATCCATCTATATTTGTCATTTGCCCACCTACAAGCTGCCAGTCGCTTCGCCTGTATGATGCCCTTTGATACTCGCTCGACCTTCTATTTACTAAAGCGAATTTTTTAGTGTCCCAACCGCCTAATCTATTTAAGAACTCTAAGTTAAATTGTTGGTATTTAGGATAGCACTTATGTCTTAATTTAATTACCCTTGTTTGTGCGCCACCTCTTTTTAAATAGAAGTTGTAGCCGTATGTATTCTCATCTATAATCGTGCCACTTGCCCAATCGTTTATGTGTCCTGCTTGTAGGTTAAACATATTGAATTGACCGCCTAAAGTAATATTGCCCGATACTGTATTAGTAACCACGTCGCCATCGCCTAATACTTCAACCCAAGCTGAGTAACCGCCCGTTGCTATGCGTAGGAACGTAATGTAAAAGTTATCTCCATACTCAAGCGTTATGTTATCCGTATCACGCTCCGTTAAGAAATCGTCCGTAAAGTTTTCCAATAGTAAATTATCGTAATAGTCCGATAACACTAAAGGTGTATTGTTCTTTGTTAAGAATACATCGGCAAACAATGGCGGCACAAAGTTGTAAGCTGAGTAGCTGCCAGATGCTAAGTTTGTAGTAGTTACACCGCTAACCTCTTCGCCTATCCTTACTTGGTAATCTACTTTAATCTTATCGTTTGAAGCTACAAGTATTGAGTTTCCTGAAGGCTCGAAATAATTAGTTACAAAACTTCTTACCATTGGAGATGCGTTAAACACCCCATAGCTACCTTCTGCACTTGGCGCAGGGAATACCTTTGACCTAATTACTTGGCTTCCGTTAATGTATACATCATACACAAATTTAAAGTTTGTAGTTCCGCTATTAGTAGAACTTGAAACAAACCAAAGGTTATCGTGCATTGACGAATAAGGTGCAGGGCTACTTGTTATTGTTATTGCCATTCTTTACTTCGTTTACTATTTGTTTTATTTGTATTTGCACATCGCCACCAACTGCAAGGGCAACATCTGCTACAAAATCTTTATTGAATATTTGGGCTACTGCTCTGTCAAAGTAATATGTAGAGGTAATACCTTTTCTATGAATACTTCTGGCTATAACAAAAGCTAAGGATTTTTTGCTTTCAATCGCTTTAGCTTCTACTCCAAGCTTTGTGTATTTTTTAACTGCTACTGTTTTAAGTTTATTATAACTTAACCATTTTTCAACTGCACCAATATTGACATATTTATTTGCCTTATCAAATTTATAGGGTGTATTAGGGTCTGCCTTTTCGTTTGTTGTACCTAAAACCCCTTTATTGATAAACCTAAAGTACTTGTCTTGCTCACTACCCTTCTCATAACCTACGCTCAAAATGTAGCCAGTACCAAATTTAGTTAGTATAGGTTCTGCCGGGTTTGCTAACTTACCAGAACTTGTAATATTTTCTTTGTCTAATATTTCGGTAATTCTTGTATTAAAGGCTTGTCCATAGATAGCAAGTACCCTTTCCAATATAGGTAAGTCCTTTGGATTGACCTTGTCAAACTCTGTATCTCCTATGCTTTGTATAAAGCTTTGCTGAAGTTCCCTTATTTGTGCTTTTGCTATGCTCACGCTAATAAATATAAGGAAGGTCTAAAAATAACTAACCCCACCAAAAATGGCAGGACTTGGGGGCTATTTAAGTTTCCTATGTTGCTCTTTATCGTAATCGGCTTTAGCCTTCAGGTAACTAAGTGTGTTTAGGAACTGGATTGTTGAAAGTTCATAGCTTTGGTCAACTGTGATATTTTCGTGGTCGGCAACAGATTTGGCGCAATATTGCCATCCAAAGTGCTGCATAAAATTTGAACCGCCTCTTGCGCTGACTCCGGACTCATTCCCTTCGACATCATTTCCTGTATCAAATAAGCCTGAGAAACCTCTATCCAATTTCTGTATACTTGATAAAAAAAAACAACCGAATGATAAACGTGTACAAAGTTAGAGGCTTGTAGGTCGGCTGCATACTCGCTATGCTTTGCTGCATCATAGGTATCGTTTACCCATCTGCCATACCAAGTTTTACGCTGAGGCATAACCATTGAGGCTGCTAACTTATGTAAGTTGTTAATTAAGTCGGTGCTGAATACCTTGCTTTCGATATATCTGGCTGCTTTGATTTGCTGCACATCATAAACAAACCGGTAACGTTTTCCGTTTACTTCCGTATACTTAACCGGCTTACCTTCAATCTTATCGTCTAAAAAGCTAAGTGTTGCCCTTAGATTATTGAATTGCTGAATAGATAGGCTATCAACCTGGGTGTCGGTTAGATTGTAAATTATACCTACAAGCTTACTTTCTACATCTAAGTTAGTCCAATCCTTCTCAGGCTTAGTAACTATTGGATAGATTTGTTGGTACTGCCAAACTGTTAATTCGTTCCAAGTCATAATTTTTCTATTTCTTGTTTAACCTTTAATTTTCT